ACTAAATTTTCATATTCCAGATCGTAGTGTAAAATATCGGCTACTTGACTTCCAATATCATTTACCTCAACAAGAACATGTGCTGTATTGTATTTTTTACCAACAGAGCGAATATATGATGGTAATAAAAGAGGTGAGACTGTATTGCTTTTAAACCGTGCTACGATTCGATATGGCATGTCCGATATATCAAATACGGTAAAGGCACTATTATCACCACCCTGCCCTCTGGCAACATCTACGGTGATAAAATAGTCTTTATCTTTAGTACCTTTTTCTTCTATACCTTTTACTGGTTCTTGATATATTAAAAGACCTTCGGCATTTCTTTGTTTTGGTTTACCATAACTTAATTGATTTAATTTTTGAGCATCAATTAATGTATTGGCAGAGCCAATGAATGAGCAGTTAAATTCCGCATCAAACTGTCTTTCTGAAGTATTCTTGATTTGTTGTTCTTTCCAAGCCTCATCGCGCAATGGACCACCTGGATATTGAGGAACTTCTTGCCAATTTACCTCAAATGGCACATATTCATTTTGCTTAGAAGTAGCACCCTTCCATAATTGATAAAACATATTCAACCCTTTCGGGGTAGAAATGATTATCATTTGAGTACTCTGACCAGCAGTAATAGTTGGATAAACAGAGGAAAAGAACTCTTCTGCTACGGTTGTTGGGACGAATGCAAATTCATCCAAAAAAATTATATTGTAACTTCCACCACGAATAGCAGATGATGAGGTAGCAGATGCAAGAATCTTAGATCCATTTTCTAATTGTATAGAACCTTTATTCCATTCCATAATACCCTGCTGTAACCACCAAGGTAAATGCTCATATGCTTCACGAATACGAGATAGAATTTCTCTAGCAGTATTTAATTTATTAGCTAGAATAGCCACACTCATATTTTGATTAAATAAAATTTTATGTAAAAGATAGCAGCAACCAACAGTTGTTGTTTTACCAGACTGTCGGGCTAGTTTTCCGATCACGAAGCGATTATTACAAAGTTTTTCTACCAAGCGTTCTTGGTAATCATATAAATCAAATTGAGTGACACCTTTATCAAGAGTTACAACCTTAACATATTTTTTGGCAAAATAGATAGGATCTTTCGCACATTTAATATATTCTTCAACTTGTTCTTGTGTAAATTCAATCTTAACTCCAGCTGGTTTAAGATTTTTATTACCAAGATAGCCTGGACCTCTACTCTGTTTGATCGCCATCTTTATTTTGCGCTCTTTCTTTATTAATTAAATTCTGTAAATCTGTAGTAGATCCAACGTAAATAGAATTATTTGTTATATTTGTAATTTTTTCTTTTTGAATGTTCGCATTTTTCTCATGAATACCAATTAAATCTTTATTAACATCTGATAATGTTTTTATCAATAATGCTGCTACTTCATAGGCTCTTGGGGAATCACTGGCCTCAGCGACTTTCATAATGCCATCCAGAGCATTCATTCCATTATTCAGAAGCTCTTTCATATTGCTTCTGGCTAAAGAAAAATCAACATCAAGTTTTTCTGCTTTGATTTTCTTGACTTCAGATTTTATTTCTTTGGCTGGACTTTGGGCCGGATCATAAAAAACATCTAAAGCTTTTGAAATTTTTTCAACTGGTTCTTCATCAGGGGTTTTCATAATATGTTATTCCACTTAGTGTAGACGAATCTCCTGTATATCCAACATCAAATATCTTAATAGATTCGGCTACAGTATTTTGACCATCGTATAGACGTATATTTGCATCTTCGATAAGAACTGTTGATGATTCCTTAATTGGACCATAAAGATATGTTTTAACTGTAAAATCAAAAACGCTATTTACAGTTCTTCTGGTATCAAAATCACCTTCATAGTCCTCAACAATATTTAAGCTATTTAAAACTATTGGTACATCCACCTTTTGGTTTAGTGGATTCATATTTAAAGTTACTGTGAAATCAGGAGCAAAGTAAGGTAATATTTGCTCAACTATTTGTAGATTATCATCTAAGTTTCTCGAAAATAAATAAAGGCCAAAGTTTATATTATAAGGAACTTCTATATAACTGCTTGTAATAACACCATCAATAGTAGAGATTTTTTGATTTAATCTATTTAATTTTCTCTGCGAATCATAAAGAAAACCAGTAATTTCAAATCCCATTCTAGGTAAATTCATTCTTGTATGAGTTTCATCAGTCAAACTTGTTTCTGATTTTAATCTTTGAATAAATTTTTCTTTTGGTGAATAGATTAGCGGAACTCTTGATGTTTCAATTACATTATCAGAAGCATCAGTTCTATTGAAATAAATTTGATTGAATAAAGAACCAAAGGCTACAACAGTCTTTCGTATAGATTTATTGTAAAATGGTTCTAGTTTTGTAAACATTAATATTTGCCTTCTGAGAATGGATCAGTTTCTGAAAAATCAAATAGATCATTATCATTTTGATCTACATCAAGTTCTTTATTATCACCACTAGATTCAAGAATCTTAGGATCTTTAGTGACATTTATTGTCGTTGTATTATTTGCTGTGACATAATATTTAACATTTTTAGGTTTATCTAGAATTGTTTCTGTGGATGCCCCTAATTGTAAAGTTCCATTTTCATCTGAAACATAAACATACTTTGTTGCGCCATTTACAAAATCGGCAACAACTGCTGTGTATGTTGCATCAGCATAATTTCCATTCGTAACCCCAGCGACTTGATAAACAACATCACCAACCTTAAATATTGTTGACGGTGATGCAGAATCTCCCAATGTAATTCTTGAAAGATACATTTTTCTCTTCGTTTCAACTTCATCCACTTCAGTAATTCCTGTTTCAATAGTTTCATTAGAGTAAGAGAAGAGTTCACACTTTAGTGTATAAGTTGTCAAAATACCAAATTGGTAAAATGGAATTTCATCTTCCACAACATTTATTTCAAATAAGTGTTTAGAAAGTGGAAAATAAATTAAATCACCTTCTCTTGGTTTTAAAATATCTGAATTTTTAGAATATATTTCTTGTTTAAATCTAGTAATAGATACTTGAAGATCTAATTTGTCTGTGATATCAATACCAAATTTAGTGGCAACATCACGCTGACCTTGAAATTTTACAACATCCATAACATACATTTCAATTAAATATGCTTGTTTAAATTGTGATAAAATATCTTCACCAAAGATTCTATCCAATTTAACATATTCTCTTGGAATATAATAAACATCACGGCCCATGGCCTTGATTGTTTCGACTGTCAGATCATCTAACAGTCTTTGTTCGTTTCTAAAATCACCAAAGTATGGATTTATTGCCATATTAACCTACAAAAAATTCTGGTGGATATTCATGAGACTGAATTAGTTCGTTTTCAATTTGTGAAATTTCGGCAGAGGCTTCTGAATAAATCTGCCCACCCTTGAAACTAATACCACCTGGTAATTGAACTCCGTCGTATTTTGCCATATTCGCACCCCATTGACGTTTGATCAATGCGGTGATATACTTTTTAAGCATTCTATCGTTATAAATTTTAGTATATTGCTGTGGATCTATTATTACATATGTTTGAAGTATGATATAATCACCAGGATTGATTACTGATAAATCACCATGAATATGAATTTTTCCAGTAACCTTACTAAAGCTCAGAGCTTTTTCTGGTTGGAAAAAATCTTCAATCAATTTAATATATCTTTTCGTTGAGTCATAGGCTGCAAGACCCATAGCATGACCATTACCTACAGATGTGTTTACACCGAAGTAATCTACAAGAGCCAGTTGGTATTTGAGATCAAACATATCAACATTAGCAAAGTTACCAAACTGAAATAACTTGACTACAGATAGAATATCATTTCCATCTGGACCATCTCCACCAGGACCATTTGTTGGACCTATGTTGGAAACATTAATATATTTGTTTGCTATATCCTGTGCGGTAATCTGATAACGGAAAAACGCTTTTTCAGCACCATCGAAATGGTACTCTGAAAAAAATTGCAAAGCTTCGTCCAATCTATCCTGACATTGAGAATCATCCACGTTAATGGTAATAACTGGGTGGCCCAATGCTCTAAGAGCATATTCGATTAAGCTTTCTCTTGAATTTGGTCCTGCCATTAAAAAACTCCTTATTTATTTATAAGGAGTTTTTATTCTCAGCTTGGCTGTTGACCTTGTTTCGATTCATGAACAGTTACTGGAATCTGTTGTATATCATTATAGGAAATCTTATTTTCTATAAACCATCTTCTTGTAACTGGATCTACACCTTCATCTTCTTTAGAATGTTGATAGTTGCTAAACCCAGGCATCGCTAATGGACAATTAAGCTTCGGATAATCTAGCTTAGAGTACTTATCAGCTTCGGCCATGAGCCAAGTACCTTCTTTATCACCACAACCACAACCCCCACAGAAATGCTTTCCTGGAGTTTTTGACTCTTTCAGATGTTCACAAGGTGGCAGAACTCCACCATACTGCTCATTCCCGAAACAAGATACCACTCTTAGTTGCTTGAGTGGAATATTAACTTTATTATCTTGGAGTCCTCTTGATGCTACTGCTGTTGCGAAACTTTGCAGCATTGACATCTTTTTTTTTACCAGACTTTGCTCTGGTATTTCTTGTTTTCTGAATTGTTGCTTATTATCCTGGGGTTCGTTGTTTTTATTTTTATTGCAATTGCATCCCATAGTAGACCTCATGTTAATATTATTCTTCTAAACAAGAAGAAGTTCACAGTTCTATTTATATTGAATGTTATATTCTTTCCTAGATTTTCACCAGTTCCTATTATTTGACCATATAATAAATTCATATTATTAAATATATTCACACCAGTAGGAAATGCTTTTAGATATTTATCGGTTACAAATGTAGATGATGCAAATGTGCCATCAATCGTCAAAATATCTTGTAGTGTTGTATTATTTCTATATTGTTCTGATAAGAACATCATTTCCACGATAGATGGTACATAATAATCTATAAATCCATTTCTTAATTTTCCACGGATTGTATTGATGGTAGATGATTCTATTCTATTATTTTGATAACGATCACCATAACAGTTCATATAGCCATCATAATAAGAATTTGTGAAATTATTGATCGGATCTGTAGAATAAATTAATGGTGATTTTAAGAAATTTTTATTTACAATGATTGCCCATTTAGAATATTCGGATTCACCAGATACATCAACATAAGTTGATGATGGTGTTGAAAAATTCAATGCTCCATATACTCTGGATATTGTGGTAGCGTTTGGTTTCTTTGGGGCAAATTTTCCAATATAAATTCCGCCTTGAAACTCATCACCTATTGAAAGACCAAGCGAATCAAATTCTGACTCTGTATATTGAGTAGGATTTATATAACTGGATGTTTTTGTAAAACTTTTTGGTGTATATGCGTGATCACAATAAGCAACATTGGAATCAATAGTTTCTGGATTTACCCAGTACCCAGAACATCTATATTCTGGCTGAACAGAACAAGTATATTCTAATGTTTCTTCATTTAATTGATAACAAGGACCAAGAAGATCTTCAGCAAAAGCATCTGTCGTGGATATCAATCTTGAAGTAATTGTTGTTGTTCCACAAGAAGCAGCAGCAACACCAGAAACTATTGATTTACCACAGACTTTATTTGGTATAAACACAGTATCAGCAAAAGGATCACCAAGACCAGATTCCACTATTGCTAAATTTGCACAGGCTCGTTCTGAACAAACATTCTGACAAGTAACACCATTTGGAGCACCGTTCTGTATAATAAATGAACAACAAGCATTTGGTATTCTTGCGTCAATATCATAATTCGAACCATCAATTGCAACATTTTTATCACATAAAGATGCTGATGAATTAGTTCTACTCCATATACCACCAATTCTATTACATTCACATTCTGTAATATCTGATTGTATTCCGAACGTACCATCCCAGAAAGAACTTGATGTGTTATATGGTAGATTATTTACTACTTCTTGTCTTTGGGAATCACTTAAATATGCACAAGCACAGCAATAGCCTTTTTCTGCGGATGTTGGGCATGGGGCATCTACGTCTGTAATAAAAGTACCAGATCTAGAAAAACATTCATAGAAGGTAATCAATTCAGATGTACCGTCAGCAAAGCAACATTTACCGGACTGTTTTAGTTCCTTACCATAATCAAAAGTACTTCGGATTCTGGATCTAAATTGAATACTCATGTTGGGCTACAATCCTCATATTGAGAACAATCAATAACAGAACATTCTAATGGAATACAAAGTGGCTCTGATCCTTCGATTGGAATCAATTTATTTATAAAGGTATCTGTAAATGGTTGATTGGCACAAGATATATGATTTTGATTTGGATATGAATCCAAAGGATCGCTAACATTGGCTCCTGATTGCGGTCCAATACCACAAAGTCTTAAGGGCATTGGCGAATCTGATAAATTCAATGTAGATTTAATTGCATCATAATCTTGTATAGCACTTGTTGGTGGACCATTTAAAATATGATTACATGATTTTTCTGTAAAAATACATCTATTTTTAACACAACCAAATTCACTTCCACACTCTAATGAATCAGTAAAGTAAGTAAAGTTAGTTGTATTTAAACCATCACTTCCTTGTGGAACACTAGGACATGTTATTTCACCACACATTGATCCTTTAATTAGATATATTGGAACACCACCAAGTTGGAATTGTGCATTTATTAATTCTGTTGGAGCAGGAATATCTGGTTTATTTGTAGGTCGTAAACGAATGAGATAACTTGGATTTTCACAAGTACCATATCTTCTATATTCTACATTAGAATAACCAAGATATTTTTCTATAACTGTACAATCACCAAAGCACGGAGAACTTCCGCATGGATCTTCACAATCATCTGCTCCTGATATACAATCACCAAATACAACAGCCATGGATTCTCCCTGACAAGAACATGGTGAATTTGCTGTACCACATGAACAAAACGCTGCGATACCAGCATGACATCCACCAGCACTTAAAGTATCCTCACAAGATTTTCCACAATTACAACGCTCTAAAGAACCAAGACCATTTGAGAAAAAACGACTATTTTGTTGATAATCACATAATCTCTTTCCGCTAATCCACGAACAAACATCCTTACCAGATCCATACACATAGCAATTTGAGTTATAACTTGGTATATAATCTTCACATAAACAAGGTTGTGTTGCGTTTGTTGGAGTGCATAAAGTTGGATTATTGAATGCTAATGTGTAGTTAGGAGTGGTAGGATCAGTAAGAACAAATTTAGAACCTAAATTTTTAAGAGATTTTTCATGAGTTTCAGAATTAAGTTCATCCAAAGCTGGGAGTGTAATACCTCTAATCTCTGGAATATCTGTTTTAGTGTAAACAACAAATCTTAATTTATCAAAAAAATCAGAAAATCTTTTTATATCATCATTATCTGTTGTATTTAATAAAGCTTCATTATAATATGGAGTTCCTGGCTGTGGATTATTTACTAAAGATGAATCTATAAGATAATCTCTCCAATTAGGAATCGTAACACAAAAATTATAAGATTTTCTATTTGGATTATATTTACCTTTAATGGTAGTTCTTCTTGGTTCTCTTGTTCTAACCCCATTTACATCTAAACCATCTTTAGGATTTCCTATAGCTCCTTCATAATTTCGTGCATTATATGATATACCATTACCAGGTGATAAAAATAATGTGCCACTTGGGGTTATTGATCCAGAGTCAAATATTATTGATTGTGCCTTTGTCGTATAAACCCCAGAAGCGTTACCATTAACAGAATCACCAGCACCATCATTTAATTTAGGCACAATAGTTCCATCTGGCTGACCAAGTTGTGTTCCTTTGATATATTTTGCTGTATAATCAACAGTAAGAGGATGTCCAGGTTGATCATCGCCTACAAAATTTCCAAACACAGAAGTATTAGCAAAATTATTTAAAATTGCTTCTTTTATATAAAAACCTACATCTGAATTAAAATTAAATTTATTTTCAGTATTAGAAGATTCTATGATACCAAAATCATAATATCCAGAAAATCTTGGTAATTGATAACTATTTCCATTAAATGAAGTAGTATAGTGTGCTCCATCTATGGTTTGTGTAAATAATAAAATATTTGATGATACAACACCACCACTATTATTAATATATGTCAAACCATTAGTTGCACTACTAGTTCCAAATAAATAACGATTATATCTTATACCATCATTTGGTAATATATTCGATGTTACTGTAAAATTAGCAGCCGCTATTGCCGCCGGAACATATCTTATACCTAAATTTGTAGAATGGTAATATCTGATATTAGTAGTTTCAGTGTATCCTGGATATAAATTTTCTGGATTACTTACATTTACTGATGTATTAAAAAAATTTCTTATTGTAGTAAAATTTGATCCATTTTTTAAAATATTTTCAGAACCAATATATGGAGCTTTTCCTCGTGGGTTGACTCCATACAAAGGACAATTTAATTGATTTCTTAATATATCTGTATTAAAATATGATGTATACGCAGAATCAGATAATGTATGATATCTTTTTTTCCTACCATCAATAGTTACATAAGAAGATAAATTATCTTCTGATGTAAAATATACAGAATCATTAAAATTAGAATACAAATGACTTAATGTACCCCAATAAGAAGGTTCTGAGCTTGATAATATATTATCATCAGATGAATAAGGTATTGGTAAATCTGTATCATTTCCGTCAGTGGATCTATAAGAATATTCTCTATATGCACCATAATTCTGAACATAATTTTTAGGATACCAAGTTCTTAGAATATAAAGTCTTACAGATTCATCTGTATCAGTTAATGTTGATGTATCTAAATTTAATTCAAAACAAAATCTTAAATCTTTATCACTTCCTTGATTATCAATATCAAATTTATGAAATCCAACATTTTTTATATCAAGATATAAATCTTTAACATAAGGTAAAAAATTATATCGTAATGAAGCAAGACCAGCATTCGTATCTATTTCTTTAGAAAATCCAGATAAAGTTGATGCTAAAGATTTAATAAAATTATTATTAATTGCTGGACCAAAGCAATCATTTTGTGTGTCGTAAACAGATAATATAGAATCGCAATCGGTTCCACTATTACATCCACATGGATTATCTACACAACCTAATGTTGTTGATGTTGGTTCATATCCATTAGGACAAGTTTTTATATCAGGAACTTCTAGACATGGTACATTTGGATCATCACACTTACAACATACACCAGGAACTGCTACTACACAATCTGCACATGGATTACCTCCATCAGATTGACATGGATCACAATTACTAGATGTGCATTGTATACCTTGAGTGAATACACCATTCAAATTAGCACATTGTGCTTGTGTTGCACTTATACAACTAGTAACACCATCTTCACAATAACAACATTTAAAGAAATCACCTCCACAATTTAGTGTGGGGTCTGCCACACAACCACTGAAACCATTACCATTACAATTCGGGCCACTGGAAGTGTATGAAGAATCATAAGCCCAAACCTTAGTTTCACAATCGTCTTCTGTTGTTACTTTACATAGCTTAGCTATACCTTGACAATAACAACAATTTCCATATCTTGGATTGCCAATACATTTGCAATTTACATTTTCACATAATTCACCTTCACCCATGAATACACCACCAATGGATTTGCATTCATTCAAAGTTTTTTGTGAGCATTCTTGATTTTTACAACAAGCACCAATTTTTACATTTTGCTCGCAACAATCAACAGATGAACATGGTTGTTCTACAAAGGCAACGCCACCAAGAATATTTTCACATTCTATTTTTGTGAACTCGTCACCTAAGCACACGCCATCTTTACAACAAGCTACTTTTTGATTTTGGCAAGAATCATAGCATAATCGCGTTGC